CTATTTCAATATTTGGTAATTGTTGAACCCCAATGATACCTTTGTCGGGATCAATTTTTAAATACACAAAATCGTCACCATACTTACATAAACCTCTCGCCCACATTTGTAGGTTAGTGTTTACGTCCAATTTATTAATAAATAAATCTTCTAATATTGTTTTAACTCTATCCGATTCTGAAAATATAGTTAATATCTCACCCTTTTCAGATAATGTTGTTGATTCTTCCGCGTAGATATCTAATGCTGCTGAAATTTCAGGAGTAAACTCCATAGATTCATAATCATAGTATGCCGCTAATCTGTTTGGTTCATAATAAACCGATTGGTTATATAGAGATTGGTCTAATTTAGCCCATTTATCGGCAACGTATTGACTTTGTTGTGCTTGTAACATCGCCTTTTCGTACTCTTCTCTATTATCCGTTTTTAGTATTTGGTCTTTAGAGAAATTAAATGAAGGTATTTGGTCTTTTTTTACCTGATTAGGGTAACCAAACATCCTTGTTAATTTCTGAAAGACTGTGTTATTATTCTCTGCCATCGTATATAAATAGTTTTCTTTGTAATATAAACCTTTTTATTTAATTAGGAAACGTTATTTACTTTTTCCAAATAACCAAGAGAACTCACGATATTGGTCTTTTGGTACGTTATGTGGGTTATCTTTGTGAAAAAAACTTGGGTCTGTTGCCATTGCTCCGATTGGGTCTAATGATGTTCCATAGGAATAATGTGATTTATTCACCTCATAAGTTCTCTCGGACATAGTCCAAGACTCTAACATTGCTTTATTTGCGTTTTCGGTTTTTTCTAATTGATTGAAACAAATATCTGCAGAATATAAAGCCATAGATAAACTCATAATGGCATCATCGTGAGCACCTTTCATATGGTCAGGTCTTCCATTCATATAAACAAACGTATTAAGTTCATTTAACAATCTATTTGACCTAACTTGAAATCCTTTTCTTAAAGCCTCTTCAAACGCTGCAATAATTTGAGTTCTTTTATTATTAAAGTTTAATCCAGGAATTTTATCTAACGCCTTCTTGTTATACTCCCAAATATTTTGAGTGTTAATTCCGTCAATATATAAATTCTTATAATTTAATTCCTGTAACTTTCTAGATGTAGCGACTCCCATACCTCCTGTAATATCAATTACAATAAAGGCGTTACCATATAAGATTCCCCATTTATATGCAATTGATGCTAAATCATCTGGAGGTATTTTACCAATGTATTCCGCAACTTGTTCTCTATCGTCGAAATCAATAATATTAATAGATGAAAAATCCTCACTATCACCTCTACTAACGTCAACACCCATAATATATCTGTGACCATTAATAGGTTCTTTCCATTGCCAAAACGTCCCCTGCATATACTTCTCAATCGGAACTCTAATCATATTTTTGGCAATATTCTCTTGAACATCACCAGGAATTACACAGTCCCCCGAACCCAAGAAATCACATTCCAACTCCTGAGCGATTTTACGTCTATCGTATTTGAATTTTTTAGACATAGATTCAAACCAAGAAGAAAATGGTTTATATCCCTGCTCTTCTAATTCTTGGTATTTGTTTATGTCAAATTCTGTAAGAACAACCTCATCGTCATTATATTGTTCTCTATTCAACATATAATGACATATATCGTTACATTTAACCCATCTTAGGTCTTTGGTATACCTTGGGTCTTTAAACCATCTTAAATCGGTTATATGGAAGTCGTTAATACCTCTTAATGCTTGATCATAAACACCATAATATATTGGGTCATATCCATTTGGAGTTGAGATAAGTATAATCTTACCACCCGTAGACAAAGACGCCATAGATGCTGCCCAAAAATCTTCTCCCGCTTCGATATATGCCGCCTCGTCAAATACAAGTACCGTTGGTGTAAAACCACGAAGTGCATCCGCAGATGTTGCAACCGCCTTAACTTCAGACCCGTTATTTAACCTAAATCTACTTTCTGAGTTTTTATCTGGTGAGAAACCAACATTTATCCATTCTGGCCATTGGTCGATGAAATGTCTAACTTTGTTCGCCATTTCAATTGCGGTATCACGTTTATTGGCAATAATAAGAATTCTTTCAGGATTCTCAGGTTTTGCCAACTGTAACTTCTTTGATAACCAAGCGGCGGTTACTGTTGTTACCCCCGCCTGTCTGTATTTTTTAGTGATATTTTCGTTGTAGTCTTCATAATCCTGAATCAATTGTATTTGGTCAGGAAACAAATCCATAGGTACATATTTCTTCTGAGTGTTATCATACGTTTGTAGATACGTTCTCAGTGCATAAGGTGTGTCCTTTATAATTTTTGCATATTCTAATAATTGCTCTGCTCTACTATTCATATATATAAATACAAAAAAAGGTGGTAAAACTTACCACCTTTATATTATCTTCTTTGAAATGGACTATCATCGTCTTCTTCATCATCGTCGTCATAATCAATATTTCCTTTAATCCCTAATGAATTAAGGAAACTATTAATATCGTCAGGTTCTGATTCATCAGTCACATCTTCTAAATCGTCTCTAAACACTGAAACCGCATCTTCGTAAGCCTGGTCATTAAACATTCTATTGATACCCTCCATTAATTCGTTCATTAATCTCTTACCTTTTTCGGTTCCTTGTAGAACTTCTCTCATAAAGACTAAGAATTTTTTAGCAGGTAATTTGAATATTTCAACTAGTAAATAATTTTGTAATTCTCTTTTATTCTCATCAATCAGAATATCTTCAGGAAATTGATTTCTCAATCTATCCCAAATTGCAGGACCTAATCTTAAATCCCACATTTCCTTTTCTAAAGTATCTTCAGAAGATTCTACTTCATCATATGTTTCTTCATCTTCAGGTCTTCCTTGGATTGCAAATAATTCTAACACTCCTTTTATCAATTCGTGAACTAAAACAGGAAAGTTAATCCCACGCGCAACTACTTTAGCCACACCATCTTCATCTTCAGGTCTTTCAACTTGTTCTTTTCCCGCTCCTGAATTACCCATTTGTTTAATTGTCTCGTCACTCAATTGCCAATAACTAAGGTCATTGATTGACATCATAATACCGTACATATTGATTAAATTAGGGTTACCCGTAATTTCACCAATTTTTTCAGGAGCTAAATGGTACATATAATGTCCCTTATTAGATGCTCCTTGTATAATACTATTAATTAAACGTCTCTTTGCCTTTTCAACATCTAAACCTTGTAATTCATTAAATAAGTTAACTTCAACACCCAAATCGATATCATCATCAACATCAACTTCTTCTGGATTTTCTTCGTTGTTATCGTCTCTATTAAAATCGTCAGTGTCAACCTCACCCATTCCAATTATCTTAGCATCAAATTCAATAGAACCTTCTGGTATACCCATTTCCTTCATAACTAAATCCACAGCTAAACGTTCTAATTCTTCTCTATGGTTTAATTCTGCTTGAACGATAGTGTTATGAGCATTCATTAATAAATGTTGTAAACTCATTACACCCTCCATCCCACGAAGAGTTGGAGCATTTGGTACGTATCTTCTAAGTGTTGCTAGTAATTGTCTATATCTTTCAGAACCAAGAACTTCTTGGAAGTTATTATTTGGTTCGTCACCTGTTTTAGGTAAAGGTACTTTCTTAAAAGGAGTTTCCCCCTGTTTCAATTTATCTTCAACCCCACTATCAGGTCTATCCTCTGAATCAAAATCCATTGCCATCTCTTCTAAATTTTCTTTTATCAAAGATAGTAATTTTTTCTTAGAAAGTATCATTATTTTGTTTCTTTTAACGCTTTTGGTTTAGGGTTTTTTCCCGGACCAGGTTGATAAGGTGTTTTTGGTTTAGTACCAGGATTTGTTTTTGGTTTTACTGGTGCTGGTTTTGTTGTTGGTTGAGCATCCACAGTTTCAACGTTTGAGATAACATCGTAACTCATAAATTCTGGAATACCATTATGTCCTTTTTTAACTTTTGGACCAACCTCTTGTTCTTTCAATTTGAATTGAATCATTTCCATAATTTCATTTTTTGATGTAAAACTATGAAATTTTTTGTTAGCAACTTCAGAAACCCACTCTTTTATGTTTTCCTTTTTGTCTTTTTTATTTGAATCTTTCTTTTTTTGACCCTTTAATATTTTAAAATCTTGAGCATCAATTTCACCATTGTGATTCTTATCTAATTTCTTTTGATTACCCTTTAATTCTTCTTTCATCTCCTCTTCGTAAGTCTCGATAGATTTGTTTTGTTTTTTTGCATCGGCGATTTTTTGAGACGCCAACGGATCTTTTTTTGAAATCATAATATCGGCTTCACTCAAATTCGTTAAACCATTTTTTAATGATAGTGCATATTTTACAACGTTATTTGCAACAAGTTTTGGGTCGGCAGGTCCAAGTGAGAATGTTTTTAATCCCTTGTTGTTACCAACATAAACAGAATATACTCCCTTTTTTCTATCCCATACAACATTTACACCTTTGTTGTGGTCACCATAAACCATTGAGTTTTCCTTACCATAATCCATCAAAATTTTTTCATAGATATGTTTAAAACCTGCATTAGATAGTTGTGGTTTAACGATTTTATTAAAATGATCTAATTCAGGTGTTAGTTTTTCACCAGGACCTTCTTTATAACCACCAACCTCTTGTTCACCCAAGATTCTACTTGCAAATGTTACAAGTTGTTTGTCACTAAAATTGACTAGTGTTTTTTCTGAGAACCCTTCTTTCATTAAGGATTCAACTATTTCATTTCTTTTCATATTTCTTTGAATTTTATCTCTTCTTTTAATAATTGATAATCTCTTTGTTTTAGTTTTTTAGAAACAGATTCCAAAGATTCCCCAAATTTGAAGGTTAGTCTATCGAACTCAGATTCGAAATCAAATTTCTCCCAAGCCAATGCAACTACACCATCTACAGCATCAATAACTCCGAAATAATCGGAGTCTTGAACTAATTCTAATTTTAAATCGGTATTTTTTAATAAACCAACTAAGTCGACATATTCTATTTCAGGTGATTTAGATCCAGATATTGCGGATGCAGGTATAACAAACCACTCCTCTATGTCAATTTCAGTAGATGAACTAAAGATAAATTCGTACTGTTTTTGACCTTTGTAATCTGAACCGATTTCATTGACATAGATAAGATTCATTTATTTGAAATATTTGCTTAGCGTCTCACCAACACTCTTGTTAATTTCGTTTTTGATTTCATCCATATCAATTTCTTGAATATCGTCGGATTCTTCATCAATATCGGCATATTTTGATAAATCAATTTCGTCCGCCTCAATTGGAGTATTAATAAAAGATTCCAAAGCATCCATTGATGAGTCCTCACCAGTTAAAGCGTCCATTGATAATTCTTCCTCGATTTCTTCATCATCCATTTCAGGTTCTTCGGCAGGTACCTCTTCGTCATCCATTTCAGGTTCTTCAGTAGGTACTTCTTCGTCACCAAAATCTTCATCTCTTTCGAATTTTTTAGCAATTTCTTCGATATCCTCTTCTTCAAGTTTATCTAAATCAACTGCCGATATAATCATATTAAGAACGTACTTAATATCGTCACTTTCCATTTTTGCTTTTTGGTCTCTTAATTCTTGACCAAGTTTACCAGCAAATTTTTGTACTTCGGCCATATAATCTGAAGGTTTTCCTTCTGTGCTTGACTCGTCACCCATATCTTCACCACCCATTTCTTCATCACCCATTTCAGGAGCTTCGGTATCTGTAGATACATCATCCATAGATGGAGCTTCAGTGTCAGTAGAACCCATATCAGGTGCTGGCATATCTGCAGATGGTTCAGCCTCTGGTGCTGGAACGTCCATTGCAGGTTCTGCAACTGGAGCTTCTCCTTGAGGTTTGTTTTGTTTTAAAACATATTTTGTTGCTTCTTGTAACTCCTCTTGGCCTTTAACCAACTCAAGTCTTTTTAACGCCTCACCATATGAAGAAAATCTGTTTT